TTCACGCGCAGGGTCAGGCCACTAAAACCTAAAAGGGTATGACAGCACAACAAACAAAGAAGTACAACGACCTGCTCAACGCATACGAAAAGCGGGCAGACTTGACACCAGGCCAGCAGCAACTGCTGTACACATTGGCTTGCGTGATCATTGAAGAGAAACACCTGCAGGACTACTGCGACGAACACGGCACGTGTTACGCGATGACGGCCAAGAGCGGCGACGTCATGAACCGCATGCGTCCAGAGTGGCAGCAGCTCAAAGAGGCGCGCCACCGCAAGCAGATCATTATCACGCGCCTGGAGAACTGGATTGGCGAAGGCAAGGAAGTAGCAGACGAAGCTGACAAATACTTTGGCTGATTACCACTTTGACGACGCAGCAGCGGACCGCGCTGTTGAATTTATCGAGCGCTTCTGCACGCACGTCAAAGGCGAGCTGGGCGGCAAGCCGTTCCTGTTGGAGGCGTGGCAGAAGGACGACATCATACGCCCGCTGTTTGGCTGGAAGAAAGAGGACGGCACGCGCAGATACCGAACCTGCTACGTTGAGATACCACGCAAAAACGGCAAGTCAAACCTTAGCGCGGCCATTGCGCTTTACATGCTGTTTGCCGACGGCGAGCCAGGCGCAGAGGTAATCAGCGCAGCGGGCGACCGCGGCCAGGCCAACATTGTGTTCAACATTGCGCAGGAGATGATTAACAACAGCCGCCACCTGCGCAGCAGGGCCAAGGTGTTGCGCAATACTGTGAGCTACAAAAGCAGCTGGTATAAGTCAATTAGCGCGGAGGCGTACACTAAGCACGGCCTCAACTGTCATGCAGTAATCATGGACGAGCTGCACACGCAGCCAAACGACGAATTGACGCGCGTGCTGCAAACATCAATGGGCGCCAGGCGTCAACCGTTGTTCATTGCATTAACCACAGCAGGCCACGACCGCAGCAGCATTTGCTACGAATTTCACGAATACGCGAAAAAAGTACGTGACGGCATTATCGAGGACGACAGCTTTTTGCCTGTGCTGTACGCTGCTGACATAGACGACGATTGGACAGCAGAAGAAACGTGGCGCAAGGCAAACCCAGGGTACGGCAGTATCTGTCGACAGGACTACTTTGAGCAGGCCGTTAAGAATGCAAAGGCCAACCCTAGCATGGTCAACAGTTTCCTACGTTTGCACCTAAACATTTGGACATCAGCAGAGACCGCGTGGATTCCAGACGACATCTGGATGAAGGGCAACAAACCAATACCACATGACAGGCTTCACACACTTCCTTGTTACGGCGGTCTGGACCTTGCATCTACACAAGACCTCACTGCATTCGCGTTACTTTTTGCTGACGTGGAGCACGATTGTTATTATCTGCTTGTGCATCAGTTTGTCAACAGCGAGAAAGCACACACGAAGAAACTGAGCGCGGGCATTGATTACATCGCCTACGAGCGAGCTGGTGACATTACCCTGACACCAGGCAATGTGACTGACTACAGGATTGTGAAAGAGTACATCAACGCGCAGTGCGCGAAGTACGACGTGCGGAGCATTGGATATGATCCGCGCTTCAGCACTTACATTGTGGCAGAGCTGGAGGCCGACGGCGTGCAGATGTCTCCAATGGCTCAGAACATTACAACCATGAACGGGCCAACCAAAGAGTTTGAGATGGCCGCTATGAAGGGCCAGATTATACACGGCGGCAACCGCTGCATGCGCTGGCAGATGGGCTGCGCTGTTGTGTACATGGACGTCAACGAAAACAAGCGCGTGACTAAGGAGAAGCAGGAAAATAAGAAAGTGGACGGTGTGATTGCCAGCATTATTGCCATGAACGAATACTGCCACACACTAGGCGAACAAGATTTCTTTTTTGACGTGTTGGATTTGTAACGTAGATTGCTTATATTCTTGCTTCACCTGTACTGAATGGCCACACTAACAGACCGTCTTAGCGCCTTGTTCCGTTATCGCGTGGGCAAGTTTAACAGCCAGACATTAGAGGCCGAACTGGGCATTAACCCTTTGGTCCGTAGTGGCGTGAATGTGACAGAGACCAGCGCCCTGGCCATCTCTACAGTCTATGCCTGCATCAACAAGATTGCAAGCACGATCAGCAGCCTAGATCTGGAGCTGTATGTGCGCGACGGCCGCAACATCGAGGTGGCCAACCAGCACCCAGCCTACGACCTGATCACATCAGCACCTAACGAACACCAGAACGCGTTTGATTTCTGGGAGACGTTGATGAGCAGCGCGCTCATGTACGGCTGCGGCTACGCCATCATTGAACGAAACACGCGAGGTTATGCAGAGCGCCTTGTGCCTGTCAGCTACTACGACGTAGATATTAAAGACGTGGACGGCGAGCGCGTGTTTGTCATTCGCGACTACGGCGCTGTTACACAAGACAACATGCTTGAGATTTCTTGCATGAATAAGATGAGCCCGATTCGCTTGCACCGCGAAAACATGGGCCTGGCTAAGGCGGCCCAGGACTTTGGCAGCGAGTACTTCGGGCAAAAGGGCCAAATGACTGGCGTGCTGGCATCGGATCAGCCACTGCGCAAAGAGCAGATGGACGTGATTCAGAACAGCTGGAACCAGAGCGCCATGAACGCGGGCACCAAGCTGCTGCCGTTTGGATTTAAGTATCAGCGGATTACTATTACGCCAGACGAGGCGCAGTTTATTGAGACGCGCAAATTCCAAGCAGAAGAAATCTGCCGCATTTACAGCGTGCCCACCTCGCTGGTGCAGCTGCCGTCACAGACGACCTTCAACAACGTGGAGCAGCAGAACCTGCAGTTTGCACGGCACACCATTGCACCGTGGGCGAAGCGCATTGAACAGGAGATTGACCGCAAGTTGATACAATCATTTGAGCGGCCAGAGCTGTACAGCAGATTCAACATGAATGACCTGTACCGTGGCGACCTTGCCACCCGGACTAACTTCTACCAGCAGATGCTGTCTAGTGGCGTTGTCTCAATCAATGAGGTTAGAGCTAAGGAGCAGATGAACCCTGTAGAGGGCGGCGACGTGCACACAGTGCAAATCAACCAAATCGCGTTGGACCGCCTCGGCGAGTACAGCGACAAAGTTTCAAACGATGGAGGACAACCAACAGTATAAAGACGCTGAGAAGCGGACCATGGGCACCATTGAGGTGCGCGAGGCCGACAGCGACGACATGGTGCTAGAAGGCTATGCCGCTGTATTTAACAGCGAAACAGACCTCGGGCACTTTCGTGAAGTAATTAAGCCAGGCGCATTTGACGACGTGATGACCAACGACGTGCGAGCGCTCATTAACCACGACCCAAATTTGATTCTCGGACGTACCGAGAACGGCACACTGGAGCTGAGCACAGACGAGCGCGGTCTGAAGTACCGCGTTAAGCTAGGCGCGCAGCAGTATGCCAAAGACTTCTACGAAAGCGTTAAGCGCGGTGACATCAGCCAGAGCAGTTTTGCCTTCACAATCAAAGACCAGAGCTGGAACGAAGAGCGCACCGTGCGCAGTGTAGATAAGGTGCGGCAGTTGTTGGACGTGTCACCTGTGACCTATCCAGCATACGCAGCCGCCACGGTGCAGGCGCGTGACCAACAGCTTGAGCTAGACGAAGCCATTGCAGTAGCAGAGGCCGACACAGATACAACAGTTATTGAAAAACAAACATTTGAAACTATGAATCTCAACGAGATGAAGGCGACTCGCGGCAAGCACGCAGATCGCTTTGAAGAGTTGGTGAATGTCGCAGAAACCGAAAACCGCGACTGGACCAACAACGAACAGGAAGAGGCTGACCTTTGCAAGCGCGAGGTGGAGCGCCTCGACGGAAAGATTGACCGCCGCCAGGCACACGAAGACATGATTGCACGTCAAGCCCAGATGGGTGGCACGTCAGTGTCTGAGGCCAAGGAAGTCAACAAAATCAATCGTTCTTTCAGCCTCAGCCGTGCTGTGCAAGCTGCCAGCTTTGGCAAGGCACTTGAAGGCGCAGAAGCTGAGTGGAGCCAAGAGGCAGCCAAGGAGTACCAGATGCGCGGCTTGCAGATGAGCGGCCAAATCGGTATCCCAGCTTCAGCACTGTACCGTGCTGGTGGTGCTGACGACTTCCAAGCTGACAGCGGCGACGGCTCTGGCTTTGTTGCTACTTCAGTGCCTGGCGTAATTGACGCCCTGCGCACGCCAACTATGGCTGAGCGCTTAGGTGTCACCACCATCAACAATGCCACTGGAAACCTCAAGTTCCCACGCGTTTCTGCCAAGGCTGCAGGTACTGAAGAAACAGAAGTTTCTGCTGATGCTGCGTCTGGCTTGGAGCTTGACGAAGTTACACTGTCACCCATCCGTGTGGCTGCCAACACTAAGTACAGCAAGCAGTTGATTTTGCAGGGCGGTGCTCAGGTGGACGCTATGATTTCACGCGAGCTGGCTGCTGGTATCAATGAGACTATTGACAAGGCTGTGTTTGCCAAGGCGGCAGCGTCTGCTGGGACAATTGTAGACAAAGCTGGTGCAGCGTTGAATAGCAACAACGTTTGGGACATGCAAAAAAATGTCTTGTTGCAAGGAGCCGATTTGTCGCGTTGCGTATACGTCGGCTCACCAACAGCCTTGAAAGTTGTGAAAGGCGAGGCTGCTGTGGCAAGCGTTAGCGCTTTGTTCTCAGATAATCGCCTTGACGGTTATGAAACACATTTCACGCCCAATTTGGTAGACGACGACGCAGGTGAAGGTGCTTTGTTGTTCGGCGACTTCCAACTCGGTATGGTGTTGGCGTTCTTTGGTGGCATTGACCTGTTGGTTGACCCATACAGCAACGCAGGCACTGCGCAGATTGCTTTGCACGTAAACAAGTTTTACGACACAGATGTGCGCCAGTCAGGAGCTTTGGCTTACACGTCGGACTTTATTGCGTAATAATTGACTAACACGGGAAGCCTGGCAATGGGCTGGGCTTCCTTTTTTTACATTACCATGCACGTAGTACGTCCAGCACACACAACAGGAACCAACGTCGTCACATTGGCAGACGCTAAGGAATTTCTGCGCGTTGACTCAAGCGACGAGGACACTACAATCACGGCGTTATTGGACGCGGCAGTGGCATGGGTTGAGGACTACTGCAATCGCAGCTTCACAGCAAGCGGATCAGCAGTGTTCCACGTTGAGCGGTGGCGCAACGCAGCGCTGGCCTACGGGCCAGTGACAGCCATCACACACGTAAAGTACAACGACACGGCAGGCGCAGAGCAGACGCT